GCGAGTCGTGTCGGGCTCGAGGTCAAGACCAAGATCGACGCCACCCACCCCGGCTTGGCCCGGGCGTGGGTGTGCTTCGGCTATGTCGGCGCACAGATCGTCGTGCGCGCTTCGCACAACGTGGCCAGCGTGACCCGGACGGCAGCCGGTCGGTACCGCGTGACCTTTGCTGCGCCGATGCCGGATGCGAATTACTGCTGGACTGCCTTGGCGCGCAGTAGCACCAACAGCGGCACGCAGCGGATTGCCATCGTGCGCTCCAGCACCGACCAGAAGACCGCGCAGTACGTCGATATCAGTTGCGCGACTACTGCCGCATCGTTCGACGATTCAACCGAAATCAACCTCACGGTGCACCGCTGATGGCCTACACACAAGCACACCTCGATGCGCTCGAAGCCGCTTTGGCAAGGGGAGAAAAGCGCGTGACCTTCGGCGACAAGACGGTCGAGTACCGCACTGTCGATGAGCTCAAAGCAGCAATTGACGTGGTCAAGCGCGACAGCTTCGAGCAAGCGGTCGCCACCGGCTTGTGGCCCGGTGCGCCACGTCAGATCCGAGTCACAACCAGGAAGGGCTTCTGATGAGCTGGGTCACGAAAATTCGCACCCTGTTCGGCGGTGCCCCCATCCATGAGGCTGCAGGCGGTGGGCGGCGCGCAATGGCGTGGATGCCCGGCAATCCCGGCGCGGTGGCTGCGATGCTGGCGACCTCCAACGAACTGCGCGTGAAATCGCGGGATCTGGTGCGCCGCAACGCGTGGGCGAATGCTGGTATCGAAGCCTTCGTCGCCAATGCCGTCGGTACCGGCATCAAGCCGCAATCGACAGCACAGGACGAAACCTTCCGCGTGGCAGTGCAAGCGCTTTGGCGCGACTGGACAGAGGAAGCGGACGCCACCGGCCAAACGGATTTTTACGGCTTGCAAGCGCTGGCGGCTCGGGCGATGTGCGAGGGTGGCGAGTGTCTTATTCGTTTGCGCCCGCGCCGTCCCGAAGATGGACTGGTCGTGCCCTTGCAGCTGCAACTGCTGGAGGCCGAACACCTGCCGCTGACGCTGAATACCGAATTACCAACGGGCAATGTGATCCGATCCGGCATCGAGTTCGATGCGATGGGTCGGCGCGTGGCCTACCACCTGTACCGTTCCCACCCCGAGGATGGGCGACTGTCGCCGATGTCGGCCCAAGGCGGCCAGGACACCGTGCGGGTGCCAGCGGCAGAGATCATGCATCTTTACCGTGTGCTGCGGCCCGGCCAGATTCGCGGTGAGCCGTGGCTCTCCCGCGCCCTGGTGAAGTTGAACGAGCTTGATCAGTACGACGACGCCGAGCTGGTGCGCAAGAAGACCGCCGCAATGTTCGCCGGATTCATTACCCGTCAGTCGCCCGAGGACAACCTCATGGGCGAAGGACTATCCGACCCGAACGGTATTTCTCTCGCGGGACTTGAGCCCGGTACGCTGCAGATTCTCGAACCCGGCGAAGACGTGAAATTCTCCGATCCGGCCGATGTCGGCGGCTCCTATGGGGAGTTTCTGCGCACGCAATTCCGCGCGGTGGCGTCCGCCATCGGCGTCACTTACGAGCAATTGACCGGAGACCTGTCCGGGGTGAATTACTCGTCAATCCGCGCCGGTCTGCTGGAATTTCGCCGCCGTATGGAAGCCATCCAGCACGGCGTGTTGGTTCATCAGATGTGTCGTCCAGTCTGGAATGCGTGGCTCGATCAGGCCGTGCTGTCAGGAGCCATCGCTGCGCCCGGATTTACGCGCCGCCGTCGTGAGTACGCCGCCTGCAAATGGATTGCGCAGGGCTGGCAGTGGGTCGATCCCGAGAAGGAATTCAAAGCGATGCTGCTGGCGATTCGCGCGGGCCTCATGTCCCGTTCGGAAGCCATCTCGGCCTTTGGTATGGATGCCGAGGACGTCGACCGGGAGATCGCCGCCGACAACGCGCGGGCCGATGAACTGGGTTTGATTTTTGACTCTGACCCGCGCCGCACATCCAAGGACGGCGGCAGTGCCGAGCCCAACGCCGCACTTGGCGATACCACAACGCCTCCTCCCTGAGAGATTCCTATGAACTTGTTGCCACACATGGCGGCACGCCTCTTCGGTGCGCCGCTGATGATCCATCGCCCGAAACTTGAGGTGATTCTTGCCGTTCTCGGGCCGCGTATTGGACTGGCTCACTCTGCTGTGCCAGCCAATCCGATTACGTCCCGCGCGGCACCGACTGGTGCGACGGGCATCGCCGTGCTGCCGATTTACGGAACGCTGGTGCGCCGCACGGTCGGGCTTGAGGCCGAGTCAGGAATGGCCAGTTACCAGGAGCTGGCGACGATGCTGGATACAGCGGTCGCCGACCCGAACGTCGCCGCCATCCTGCTCGATATTGACAGTGCCGGAGGCGAATCCGGCGGCGTGTTCGATTTGGCTGACCGGGTAGCGGCAGCGGCGAAACGCAAACCGGTCTGGGCGCTGGCCAACGATATGGCCTTCTCAGCGGCCTATGCCATCGGCTCGGCGGCCAGTCGCTTCATCGTCACGCGCACCGGTGGCGTGGGCTCAATCGGTGTCATTGCCATGCACGCCGACCAATCGGTGAAGGATGCCAAGGATGGCGTTCGCTACACCACGGTATTCGCCGGGGCCCGCAAGAACGACCTCAACCCGCACGAACCGATTTCCGACGAGGCGCACGCCTTCCTCAAAAACGAGGTCGAGCGCGTCTACGGCCTGTTTGTCGAGACCGTTTCCCGCAATCGTGGCGTCTCGGCCGATGCCGTGCGCGCTACCGAAGCCAGCATTTATTACGGGGCTGATGCCGTCGCTGTGGGCTTAGCCGACGCGGTCGGCACCTTCGACGACGTGCTGGCCGAATTCACCGAATCACTTTCTCAAAGTCTTGTGTTGCCGATGTCTGCGGCCGCACAGGGCATTTCTTCGCAACTCAGACTGGAGACTTTCATGAATGAACCCGGAACCCCTGTTGGTGATGGGACTGGCGCTGATCCTGATCGCGCTAATCCTGCGCCGCCCACCCCTTTGATGACCATCGATGACGCCCAGGAGGTCGCCGAACTGTGTGCGCTCGCCGGTTGTCCTGAACGCACCGCCGCCTACCTCGCGACGCGCACGATGCCAACCAAGGTGCGCAGCCAACTGCTTAACGCCCGCGCCGACAGCCCGGAAATCACCAGCCGGATCGTACCGGATGCGACCCATCCCACGCCCCAATCCCTCAACGAAAACCCGCTGGTGATGGCCGCTCGTGCCCGTGCTGGCAAGGAGAACTGATATGACCGCCATCACCGAAGGATTCAATCTCGGCGACCTCTTGAAGTACGAAGCGCCGAACCTCTATTCCCGCGACCAAATCACGGTCGCCTCTGGCCAGACGCTGCGCTTGGGTGCAGTCGTCTCCATCGTGACTGCCACCGGCAAGGTCAAGCAGATCGACCCTTCCGCGACTGACGGCACCCAGTACGCCGCCGGGGTGTTGATGCAGCCGTGTGACGCGGCGCTCATCGACCGTGAGGACGGACTGATGGTGGCGCGTCACGCCATCGTTGCCGATCACGCGCTGGTCTGGCCCGTTGCCATCACGCTGGCCGAGAAGCAGTCCGCCGTCCTGCAACTCAAGAGCCTCGGCGTTCTCGTTCGTAAAGGAGTCTGAAAATGAACAATCCCTTTGAAAATCCCGCGTTTTCGATGTCGGCGCTGACCGCCGCCATCAACATCCTGCCCAACAACTACGGTCTCATGGACAGCATGGGCCTGTTCCCGTCCAAGCCGGTGCGCTTTCGCTCAGTGGTCGTGGAAGAGAAAAACGGCATCCTGACCTTGCTGCCGACGATGCCGGTGGGCTCGCCCGGAACGGTGGGCAAGCGTGGCAAACGCAAGCTGCGCTCGTTCGCCATCCCTCACATTCCGCACGACGATGTGGTGCTGCCCGAGGAAGTCCAGGGCATCCGGGCATTCGGTTCTGAATCGGAATTGCAGACCGTCGCTTCCGTGATGGCCGAGCACCTGCAAACGATGCGCAACAAGCACGCCATCACGCTGGAGCACCTGCGCATGGGCGCGCTCAAAGGCATCATCCTCGATGCCGACGGGTCGGAGCTGTACAACCTCTTTGACCTGTTCGACATCACGCCGAAGGTGGTCAATTTCCAGTTGGGCGCAGCAGGCACGGACATCAAGAAGAAGTGCCTTGATCTCAAGCGCTACCTGGAGAAGAACCTCAAGGGCGAGCGCATGAGCGGTGTTCACTGTCTGGTCTCCGAGGAATTCTTCGACGCCTTCACCAGCCACGAGAAGGTGGTCGCCGCCTACGACCGTTGGCAGGACAGCTTCGCGCTGCGCTCGGACATGCGTTCCGGCTTCACCTTTGCAGGCATTACCTTCGAGGAGTATTCCGGCGAGGCCAGCGATGGCGACGACAACATCCATCGGTTCATTGAAGCCGGTGAGGGGCACGCTTTTCCCTTGGGCACGGTGGACACGTTCGCCACGTATTTCTCGCCTGCGGATTTCAATGAGACGGCAAATACGCTGGGCCAGCCGCTTTACGCCAAGCAGGAACCGCGCAAGTTCGAGCGCGGCACCGACATTCACACCCAATCCAACCCGCTGCCGATGTGCCATCGTCCGGCGGTGCTGGTGAAGGTCACTGCTTGATGGTGCGCGTCGAGGATATGTACGCAGCCGCTGCAAGTGCAGGCCTGCTGGTGGACGCTGAAGTGGGTGGGCAGATCGTCGCGGTGGACTTCCGTTCGCCTGACGAAACGGTCCTCGACGGTTTTGCGCTCTCTGCAGATTACTCGATGCGCTTCCCACTATCCGGACTGCCCAATCTCGCGGCTGGCCACACGGTGACCATCGGCGGCGCTGTCTATCGGGTGCGTGATGTGCGCGCAATCGGTGACGGCTCCGAACGACGCGCTGATCTCTCGCTGCTTTAGGAACCCTCGGAATGAACTCAATCCGCGAGCGCCTCTTGCGGGAGGTGTTGGCACGCCTGTCGGTTGCCGTCGCGCCAGTCCCGGTGCTGCGGTAT